CACGGCCAGCAAGTCGACGGCCCGGGCTTTGAGCGCTGCACCGGTGCCAAACCAGGCCGACTCCATGCGGGTATTATTCGAGCGGCCGCGCTCATGGTCGACCAGCTCGGTCACCGCGTTAAGCATTGCCCAGCGGGTCCCGGCCACCCCGGGCAGCTCGGACCCGATCGCGCCACCGTTAAATAATTGCATGATCCGGTTATAGGCTTTGGACTCGGTCACCGGGCGCGCGCTCGTGTGATAAGGGCGCAGCAGCTCGGCCACAAAATCATCAGCCTGGACTTGATCCATGCCGGTCCCGGCCAGCTGTCGCGACTGCACTAAAAACCCCTCAAACGAATTAGCAACGATTCCCAGCTGTAACCGGACAGCCTGGGCGTCAAAGCGCTCAGAATGCAAAACCCGAACGGCCGATTTTAAATAACCGGTGGTTGTCTCGCGCTCGCCCTGGATCACGCGGCCGCCACTATAGCCGCCCACGGCGGCCGTTATGGTGTTATTGCAAACCACCCGGATAGCGGTAAATTTCGCCACGGTCGCCATGGTCCCATCGTAGCTGGTGCCCAGCAGTAAATAAGGCTTGACCAGGTCACCGGCCACCACGGGGGCAGCGTCGCCAACACTGGCCAGGGCCCAAACCCGGCGGCCATCGCTCAGCGCGCCAGCTGTTTCAAGCTCAAACCCGCCCAGGTCGACCAGCTCGCGGAAAAAGTCCATAACCTGGCCAGGCTGCACCACGTTATATGCGCTCGACACCACGGCCAGGGGCGCGCCGGTGTCAGAACGGTGCAGCACCTTGCGAGCGGGCCAGGTTTGCAGGTCAGTGGCGGCCGGGGTCGAATACTGGACCGGGCTTTCGATCACGTCATAAGCTAACCCGGCTTCACGGGTCCAGGTGTCAATACTGGCCCCAGGTGTCAGGGCCTGGCCCAGGCCATGCCAGGGGGTTTGGCCGGTGTATGCAATAGCAGCGCGGCCGGTGGTGGTGTCGATCATGTGAGCCATGGTGATTTCTCGCTTTCTTGGGTTATGACCGGGCAAAACCGCCCGGTCATTGAATTTTAGTCTAATGTTTTTGGACTTGTCAACAAGTCAACAAAATAAATTTATTTGACCAGGCCCAGGTCGCCCACAATGTGATGGCGCAGCAAGGACCCGGGCGGCAACGAGCGCGCAAACCCGACCAGCTCGGCCGCGTCATCCTGGTGGCCGCCGGTCTTGGTTTTCTCCCAGGCCAGGCGGACCGGGCCCGCGTTACCGTAACAGCCCCCAGGGGTGTCAGCACCGACAAGGGCCTGGCCGCTACCGTGCGCGACAAAAACAATTACATAATCCCGGTCACCCCGGGCGCATAACGGGCGGCCGTTCCCGCACTGGGCACAGCTGAAATTCTCGGCCAGCTCGGCCGGGCATTGTGCAAAGCGCACGCCCTCGACCGTATACGGCCAGACCGTACCGGCCGGAGCGGCCACCACGGCCGGGCGGCCGATGGCCACGGCGGCCAGGGCCTGGCCGATGGTGTCGCAGCTGGCATTAATCACGGTCTCGCCAGGTGCTGGCACGGGCAGCAGCTCGGCCGCAAAATGAGAATAAGCCCAGGCTTGACCACTACGGGGCACGGCTTGACGCACGGCCGCCAGATAATCCGCGTCGACCAGGTCGGCCGCGTGCTGGCCCTGAGGGTTGAGCGCGCATGTTTTCGGACACGTGCCAAATACGTTATGGCCGCCGGCCCGATAAGTCACCGCGATGGGGCCGGTTTTTTTGTTGCCGGAATTTTTAACGGTCTTAAGCATTTTCTTTCTCGCTTTCTGGGTTGCGGCCGGGCGGGTTGCTGGCCTAATTGAAATTTTAATCTAACATTTATCCACTTGTCAACTATCCACCAACAAAAAACCCGGCACGCGGCCGGGTCGGGTCGGGTCCTGGTCGATCAGGGCAGAACTTGCAGCTCTTCGGTGTTTATTTGCCGATACTTTTCGAACAGGGCCGAAAATGCTCCCAAAATGCGGGCCTTATTGTCACCGTCCGCGTGGAAATAAGCCACGGCCAGGGCTGCAGCAAAATTGCCGCCTATCTTTTCCATGGTTTGCGCTGCGCGGTGGTTTGCATCGGCCAGGGCCTGGATATGGTTTCGCATGTAAAACTGTTGAAGCTCAAAATCCATTGTTTTCTCCAAGTTAAAAAAAAAAACGGTCGGTCGGGTCACTGGTCGCGCCAATGGTCGAGCTGGTCGGCTATCGCGGCGGCCGTGGCATGCCAGGCCACCGGGCTAATGATCGCCCGGGGATTATCGGCGGGCACGCCCGCGTCGACCACCTCGGCCGCATAACGGCGCACGGCTTCAATGATAAAAGCCTGGGACAAAGGCCCGCCGGGATTCATGATCATCAGATGGTTTACTTTCTGAATGTTCGTCTGTGTCTTCATGGTGGCCCCCTTATGGCTTGATCGTGAATGACTGATCGGCAAACCAGTCGTTTATCGCGCTATCCAGGTCAATGGCTTCGGCCAGCTTGTCGGCGTCGAATTCCCCGGCCAGGTCGGACAGGTCAATATCCCCCGCAATAATGGTCAGCTGGCTGTCGCGCAGCTCTCCGGCCAAGTTGGCCAGGTTGATGTGTTCAACCAGTTCTGACAGGTTGATGTTTTGGGCTATGCCTTCCATGGCGTTTTCGCCGTCAGCATTTGCCAGCTCTTGGCGCACCATGTCGGCCACCATCGGGCGCAGCTGCTCGGCCAGGTCTTTCACAAGGGCTTCAATAATGTGTTGCATGTTCTTTCTCGCTTTCTAGGTTTTGGCCCGGCGAAATGCCTGGCACGGGTGCATTGTAAAACTACTTTTATCAACTTGTCAACTGTCCCCACCAAATATTTTGTGGAACAGCCAAAAGCCCAGCAGCTTGAAGACCAGGCCTTTGTTCTGCTTGTCGTCGGGGGGTTTCGGTGGAGGTCGTCTCAGCGCGCGGTAAAGCGCGCGGCGTTCTGACCGGCGCATGCGTCACTCTTTTACCAGGTCGTCAGGGATTTCCACGGTGTCGCCCAGCTTGCTGGCAACGTAGCACCGCATGGCTGCGACCAAAGGGGTCGGGCCGTTCTGCATAGCCAAGCCACCGGGCGCGGGGCACTCTGCCTCCCACAGTGAATCATTGACGCAGTGCAGGTCAATCCACTCTCGCTCAATGATCGGCCCACCTTTCGCCCAGTTGGTGGAATAAAGGTGCGGGCAATTCTTGGCCCTCCATCTTGTGGCTCTGTCGCTGACCGCCAAGCCTTCACACTTTGCCACCGCCCAATCAAGGGCAGCGCCTGTCAATTCTGATGTTTTCATGTCTTTCTCTCTTTCTGTGGTTAAGGGTAGGCTACTCACCGCGTCAAGTCGTGGATGGACCCACATAATCGCCGTCAGCAGCTTTCGCCCGTGGCCATCCTAGCACAACTTCTGCCTACAAGTCAACTGTCCACGAGATGGTTCCGCAGCTCTGCCCATGAAATGCCTGTCCAAGGCCAACGGGCCAGTGCAGGGGTATCGATGCCTAGGTTAACCAGGTCAATGGCCTGTTCCCCGCAATACAGCAGCAGTTCGGACTTGCTGGCATGCGCAGTGCCGGCCGGGTGATACTGGACAAGGATGTAGGTCGGGCAGCGTAGGTCGGCATGCTTGATGTGGAAAGCTACCTGGTGAGGCGACAAGTTGACCTTGCGGCCCCGTTTGACCACCTTGAGCTCCACCATCACAAACACCCCATGCGGGAATGCCATCAGAACATCAGGGATGCCCAGATTGACCCGGGACTCAATCCGGGTGAAATGGCAGTTTGGGATATTTTCCCGGACCCTCTTGTACAGGTTCGCTTCCGGTTTCAGGGCCATCTGGTTCTTCCTCTTCTGGTTCTTCTTCGATTTGCTTGGGGGTCACATCCACGATGAGAGCGGCCGCGCCACCGTACAAGCGCTTGATCTCTTCCAGCTTACGCTGCACCTCGTCCTTGCTCATGCTGTCGATGGTGCCGTGGCGAATTTCCTTGCGCTCGATGTAAATCGTGCCCAGGGCCTGGCCACGGCGATATTCAGCCTGGACGGCCGCGCCATATGCGCCAGCCTGCAGCGCCTGGTCGCGAATGACCTGCAGGTCTCGCATGTGGCGCTCAAAGGTCGTGCCGTACTTCTCGCCCAGCTCCCGGCGGCGCTCTTGGATTGCCACGACAATGTGCGGGCAAATCTCCGGATCGGTCAGCTCACGTGCACGGTTCTTCGCCCAGGCCTCGCTGTACCCGGCGCGCAGGGCGGCCTCTTTCAAGGTGACGTGGCCATCGCCCGCGCAAAACTCTTCCACGAACTTCCATTCCTGGGGTGTCAGGACTCGGGGCTTGTGGGTCTTGACCGGTGCGGTCACCCGGGCCTCGACAACAGCAGGCCTTCCTCCTAGGCTTTTACCGGTCAAGAACTTGTCGTCCTTGTACGTGCCCATTAGGCAACCCTCCACAGCCGCCAGCCTTCGCCGTACCGGCGGCACGTGAACCGCGTGCCAGGGTTCCTGCGCGAGTGCATGTAGGCCGCGCTGCGCAGGTTCTTGATCCAGGTGGCATCCAGGATCAGAAAACTGTCTCCAAGGGCCATATCAGCGAATGGATAGCGCTGGCGGGGGTCGCCACCGCCAGGCAAGGGGATGTTTTTGTCGATGTTCATGCCCACATTGTGCAACAAATCCACAGCCAACGCAACCAAAGCCCCTAAAGAGCCTCTTCAAGGTCAAATTCAGGGTTTTATATAGACTTTTTTAGGGTCATGTATGAAAAGTTTTTTTCAAAAAGTTAGTCCGCGCGCATTTTATGTGAATTACACCTCATACACCTGTATATCCATACTGTATTGCTCTAACCTATTGATCTAATTCACTTATTACATCATTACGTCTATTACACTGTTTTCAACTCAAAATATTTATGAGGTAACATATATTCTACAAATACTATATATTTCCCCAAATATCCCCGGTCCGTGGTCCTCGAACCCCTCTCCCCTACGTATTAACCCTTACCCCCACCTCATTTATCCTTGTACATATCCATTTATCTTTATACAATTGCCTCTCCCCTTGCAACCTGGAGCTTTTGCCATGTCCCATCCTTCGATTGAGCGCTTGAACGAGCTTTTTGACTACAGCCCTGCGGGCAATGGTGCGTTGTTGTGGAAAGTGGGGCGCAAGGGCCGTGCTGCGGGCTCCTTTGCCGGCTATGAGACACCTCGCAATGAGCTGCGGGTGCACATTGACGGGGTGTCGTGCCCTGCGGGCAAGGTGGTGTGGGCCTTGTGCATGGGGTATTGGCCCGAGAACCGTCTGAAGTTCTTGAACGGCGACCGCACGGACATCAGAATGGACAACCTGGTGGAGACAGACCGCCTGGACGGTCCAGGGCGCTGATTTCACTGCAAACTGATCCCCAGCGCTTCCTTGTGTTCGCCGGCCAGCATTTTTGCTGCCACTTCGAGGGGGATGAGGTCGCCGAACTCGATTTCCGTGACTTCTCCGAACTCCGTGGCCCGTGGGTCTTGGATCACGGGCCCGATGAGGGCGTACTTGACCCCACCGGCGGTGAGGATGACGACTTGGACCATGGGCCGTGGCCCGAGGACCTCGAGAATATCTTGGAGGGAGGGGGTCATCTGGGTGCCTCGACCCATCCAACGCCTGGACCTCCGTCCATGACGCCCAGGTCGAGGGCGAGTTTCTCGACCTCCCCTTCCAGCCTTCTGTTTTTCGCCAGGAGTTGCAGGACCTGGTTGGAGAGATGCTCCCCCAGGTCGTTCTGCACCTCGATCCTTCTGCGCAGGCTTTGGATGTACTCCAGGGTTTCTACGCAGGTGATTGGCTGTGGGGGGTTGTCCGTTGAGAAGATAGCGGGTCTCATGGTTTTCCTTTTGTTAAAGCTCGTGCTTGTTCAATTGTGGCTTGGTTTTCGGGTGGGCGCGGCTGTGGACGCTGAACTGTTTGTAGGCCACCAGGTTTTCTTCCTTGCTCAGGTGGGCGTAGGTCTGAGGGGTTTTCGTCCGGAATACGGGGTCGTTGGCGAAGATGCTGGCCCGTGGTCGGTGGGCCCAGTGGAATGGGCTATCGGGGCGGCAGTTGCAGGTTTGTTTTTTCATGGTTTGTCTTTCAGGAGGATGCGTTCGAGCACTTCCATGGATCGGGTGAGGTCTTCGTGGACATAGTCTGGCAGTCGCGCTGATTGGCTCATGGCCCACGACTCTATCGCGGACAGCAGCTTGATTGCTGCGAGGGCTTCTTCTTTGGTCATGTGTTCTCCCTTGCTCGGATGGCGTCAGCGCAGTCCAAAGTAGCAACCTCCCACAAAGATTCGTTGTCTAGTGACATGCGCTCAGGAGTGGGTAAGTCATCACACACCTTTGCACACGCCTCACGCTCATCAGCACGGACAAGGGCTTCAAAGGCTTTGAGTTTTTCGTCATCCAACCACCAGCCGTGGCTGATTGTTTCTGCCATGTCTATCGTGGTTTTCATAAACAACTCCTCAGTGTCAAAAGCCCCAGCATCAGCACGATGAAGGCCCACAGTATCCAGATCAACTGCCCGTCAGCCGGGGTTGGCTTGTCTTCGTCTTCGGTCATGCTTCCCTCGCTTTCATCATTTCATCCGAAACTTGATAGGCAATCCATGCAGTGTTGTACCACTCGCGGGAGTCATGGACATCTTTCGCTTGAAGGATTGACTGCATCGCCTTGGCCGCAAAGTAGTCGCGCAGGGTCATGCCGGGTTCCGTATGCCATCCATCAACGCCCTCAAATCGTTCACCAGCCGGAAACGCTGGCCCACCTGTGTTTGTGTTGCTCATTTGATGATCCTCATGAACGCGCCGCAACGGGCGCATTTGTAAATGGGTTGGCCCGTGACGGGCTCCCAGCGGTGTTGGCAGTCCGTCATCAAAACTTCTCCCGGTAAAACTTGCCGATGACTTCGGCCAGCTCGTGGATGTGAAAGTCTCCGCCTTCGCCACCTGCATCGCTGATCCAGATCATGCCTGGCTGCAGGCTCGGTTGGAGACGCCAGCCGGCAATCTGGACTTCGTAGTGCGCCTTGCCATCCTTGACGCCCTGGTCATAGGCCACCTGGGCCTTGCACGCGTCCTCGATGGTCATGAGGGTGTACTTTTGGCATTCTTCCCAGACGAACTTGGCGTTTTGTTCGCCAATCACCTTGCGCTCGGCTTTGGTCAATTGTTCCCACCATTGTGTAAAGGTCATGGCTTCCCTCCAAACAGCCCCGTGATCCGTGACCAGGCCAGCTTGCGCAGGGACACGTTGGCCAGCTTGGTTTGCAGGGTAATGACCGTGGCGCGCAGCTCGAGGTTGCTGTTCACCAGGGTGTCCAGCTCCTCTGCTGCGTTCTTAGTTGCGCGGTCCACGCCTTCGGCAAAACCCCGCTCGTAGGCGTCCTTGGCCACTTCTTTAAAGGTGCGGCGAGGGCGTGTGGTTTTAGTGGTCGTGTTCATACTGCTTCTCCATGTGGTTAAAAATTTCACGGTCGAGTCGATCGTGATCGTTCGGGGTCATCTTGCGCTCAAGCCACGGGGCTGGCCGGCCTCTGAGATCGCAGATTTCCCATTCCCCTTCACCGCCCTCTTCAGGGTAGCAACGCTCTGGCGGACCGGAGCGCTGCGCGGGGATGTAGACCTCCCAGTACTTCACGCGAATGAGGCAGGGGATGCCGCAGACGCGGGATTCAAACTCAGTCATGGCAGCAGCCTCCCGTCAATGCGCGCGAGCAGCTTCTCGTAAGAGGACTTGTCCCGCTCCAACTCTTCAATTTCCTCCGCCCAAATCTCGACATCTGAACAGGTGGCAATTTCATGGTGCGTGTGCTCAACAGCCAAGGCCAGTGCCCGGCGCACGTGAATAAGGTTGATTCCTGTAAAGGTCATAACGGCATGTCCCCGTGCCATGGCTCGTCGTCCATGCGCTTTAGGTTGAAGATAAACCGGTACTGCGGATGCACCTTGACGAACAGGCGCGCGTAGAACGCAATGTGGTTGTTGCAAATCTTGAA